TAATAGATATCAAATTGTTAAAGAAAAGGCAGGGTATATTATAAAGAAAACTATTAATGAATCAGAAAGCGATTATATTGCTCCTATGAAAAACAGACAATATTTTTCATCATATTCCCAAGCGTTCAAAAGAATGAACTTAATGGCTAAAGAATTTAATACTTTGTTTGAAAATGAGGAAGGGACTTCATTATTTAATGAAAATAAAAAATATATCCTTAAAAGAAAACAAACTAATGAGGAAATGTCAAATAATATTGAATTAGATGAACAACCTGTCCCAGCCGCTCCCGCAGCACCTGATCCGGCACCCGCGGCACCTGTTCCGGCACCCGCACCTGAAGAATTGCCGGTACCTGAAGAATTACCGGTACCTGAAGATGAGCCTAATTTTGACGAAATGGGTGATGATGAGGAAGATGATAATGAACCTGTAACAATGAAAGTTATTCAAAAACTTACAGGTAAATTGGCACAAAAAATCAGAAATTTTAATAATAGTGAAGAAGAAGATATGATTGGTGATGATGTTAAATACGTTATTAACTCAATTTTATCGGCTTTAGATTTGTCAACATTAAATGACGACGATATTGAAGAAATAATGAATCGTTTAGAAGGATCTGAAGAAGATCAAGGTATGGGTAAAGAACCATCAATGGGTGACGAATCTGAAATGGGTGACGAATCTGAAATAGAGGGTGAAGAATTACCTCCACCACCAGTAGAGGGGGGTGAAATGAAAGAAGTTATGAGTTTAGAAGACGCTCTTAACGAAAAAATACCTTCGGCGTTCGCTGGTAACATGAAAAAAGAATTAAATATGGGATATGATTCAATGGGGGATGACTTTGATTTTGAAGAAGAATACCCAAGACATGGAGCCAAATTAAAACAAAGATCATATCCACATTTAAGTCATGGTACCTTTGGTGAATCAAAAATTGATAAAATTATTTCAAAATATTTCAATATTAATGAAGAAGATGAAATTAGAAAAGAAAGCCGTAAAAAAACGTTAAAAGAAATGGTTGAATTTGATAAATCAGAAGTTAAAAGGTTATCTGAAACAATCAAACAAGAAAGAATGGCGTTAAAATTTATAGAAAATAATCCTAACACATCTTTAGTTGGTATTACTAATAAAAAGAATTTAATTTTTAAAGACGGAATAACCGAAACTAGAATAACACCAAACGGACAAATTTTGTGAATAAATTAATATACATAAATGGAATGGGACCCAATTATAAGGGAGACAACATTTATGAATTTATTTTCTCAGACACATTAGAAGTTTGGGGGGATAATTGGGAATCAAAACCGGCAAATGGATACCCAACACCACCTGATGTAGAATATATTAAAAAAGTTGGTATACTTACAAATGGTGAAATAGGGTTAGATTTAGTACAAGATTCGGATGTATTTTCAATGTTAGATTCAATGGATGGTGTGATATCATTAGGTTGGGAAAAAGAAAATGATGAAATTGATTTTTCTGTTACAAAACGACTTGTTTTTAGATTCGGTGAAACTGAACAAGAAGTAAAAGATAAATTATACGAACGAGACATTGTTCTTGAGTTTGAAAAAAAAATGATATATGAGAACTAAAAAAGACATACAAATGTTATTAGAAAGCGGACTATCATCCGCTTTTGTTGCTAATTTAAGTGACTCACAAATGAAGTCATTGGTAGAAAGATTTGCAAAAGACAAAAAAGAAGAAACTAAAGAAGCGGTTCAAACAACCCAACAATCGGGTTATAAAACTACCATTACACCAGGGACTCAAGCAAATTTAAATGTTAATGGAACCGATATTTCTATTGACCCATCTAAGGGAATAACAATGATGTCCACAACTAAACCAGTTGGGACCGGTGAAGTTAAAGAAGTTGAGGTTAATGAGAAATTTGAATCAAAAGCACAACAAGGATTCTTTTGGGCTAAATGTAATACAAGTAAAGGTGTTAAAAAGAAAAAATGGTGTGAATTGGCTCGAGAGTTTTCGGATTCAACACCAAAAAAAGATTATAAAAAAATGCCCTACAAAAAAAATTCAGAAGAAACTGATGAAAATTATGATAAGTTTTTGGAGGATCGTATAGTTGAGATGATCGAAAGACACATTAATCCTAAAATGACCAAAGGTAATATTTTAAAAACAATTTCTGAAAAAATGGAAAAAAGTAACTCCATGATTTTGAGAAATCCAAAAAAAATGAGTATGTTTGCCCATGAATCAGGTATTGAAAGTAAAAAAATGAAAAAACCAACTCAAATGATGCCAATTATGGGAACAATGGAAGAAAACGAAACTAAGGAGAAAGAAAGAACTAAAGAAAAGGATGCACCTACAAAACCAGGTACAACACCTAAAAGAAGAAGAAATCCTTTTAAAAATCCTAATCCGGGTGTTAAGGAAGATCCAAGAGGTCAAAAGAAAAGTAAGGAAGATATGAAAAAAGATTTCATTGGATTGATTAACCAAGTATTAAAATAACGATGGGAAATAAAGATTTAGAAAATTTAATTAGAAAAATTGTTAAGGAAGCGCCTGTTGATTATGGTGACTATCCTGAAAGAATGGACCCAAGATCTCAAGCAAAGATTGAGGACCCTGAAGGTTTATATGCAAAAAATAGAGCGTTTAGAAAAGGTGTAAGTGATGTTGAAAGAATTGCGGGGAAACGGTTTAAAGAAATCGTTGATTATGTAAAGAGATATTATGGTACCGAAGAAAATGTGACTGACCCATCAGTTAAAAGAGCAATTCAAATGGAACAGATGAATTCTGTTAGACAAGCAATGATGATTGAACCGTCTCATAGAGAATCATTAAGAAATTTGGCTGTAGAAATTGCATCTAAAGAATCGGGATGGATGTCACCTAATATTACAATGGAAGAGGCATTAGAAGAAGGTTTGATTACTAAAAGAATAAGTGAAGAAGGTGGTGCAATATATGAATATGACTTCTTTAACCTTCTTACATTTTTAGGAGAACAAAGAGTGGATCCAACAAAATTCCAAATGGAAAAAAAAGAAAAAAAGAAATTGGATTTGCCCCCAAATTTTTCATTTGATGTTGATGAGTTAACTCCGGATGAGATTAGACAACTTGAAATAGAGAAACGTAATGTTATTAATGCAATAATCCAAGGTACGGGTAAAAGAATACAATTCGCATATCAAGCATATAAAGATAGATTAGATGAAATTGATCCAAGATTGTATTCTATCTATAATAAAATAATGTCGGCAAATGATTTAATGTATTTTACTGATGAACAACTTATTGAAATGTTAGGTGGAAATGCCGCAGGATCATCAGGTCAAGCCGAAGAAGATGATGATGACGAAGAAGGTGGAGGAGAAGAAAATCAAGAAGATGATGGTGTTGAAACTTTCTACGGAAACGGTTTAATATTTCCAATTTTATTACATGAATTAGGTAAAACATTTGAAATGATTCCATCAAGAGAGCAATGGAGAGATATGGATCCGTCAATGGCTCAAGATGTTATGGGTCAAACCGATGTTTTCTCAAATGAACCTATGCAATTTAGAGTTGGTGGTGAGTTGGTAAGAAAATTAAGAACTCTATTACCTGATGAAATCACAATTGACGAAGAGGGTAGAAAATACAAACCTTATTTTTCAAAAATCCTTTATGGTATTCCTGCAGAAGAATTCTTAAGAGATATTATGGCAAATGTTGTTTCTGACGATAATTCCGATAACGACAAAGCAAGACGTAAATTTGAAGAAATTTTACAAAAAGCAAAAAGAGAATACGATAGATACAATAATGGTGATGACGAGGAAGAAGAAGATGATGACATCCTTTCACAATTAGGATTATAAAATCAATTAAAATAACTAAAAACCCCCTTTTATGAAAATAATTGGGGGTTTTGATATTTATAGATAAATACTTTTATGGGTTTATCTAAAGAACAAGTAATGCTTGAGTATGTGAAGTGTATGAAGGACACAACTTACGCATTGAAAACTTATTTACAGACATATGATAACACGGTTTCACAATATGTACCGTTAGAGTTATTTCCCGATCAAATATCGCTTTTACAGGATTACGAAAATTTTAATGAGAACATTGCGTTAAAATATCGTCAGGCGGGTGTATCTACGGTTACTGCAGCTTGGGCATCAAAACGATTAGCATTTGCAAAGAAAAACAAACCTGAGAAAATTCTTATTATTGCCAACAAACTTGATACATCGTTAGAGATGGCAAATAAAGTTAGGGCATTTATTGGTCAATGGCCAAAATGGGTTGGTGTGGATTTTGCGGCTGAAAAAAACTCACAAAAACATTATAAATTAAATAACGGATCTGAAGTTAAAGCGGTTGCAACATCCAAAGATGCCTTACGTGGATTTACCCCCACAATACTTGTATTTGATGAGGCGGCGTTTATTGAGGCCGACAGTGATTTCTGGGCGGCTTGTATGGCATCCTTATCCACAGGGGGTAAGGTAATTGTGGTTTCAACACCGAATGGTTATGATCCAATTTATTATGAGATATATGATCAAGCGTTAAGAAATATGAATGACTTCAAAATTTCTGAAATGTATTGGTTTAGAGATCCAAGATATACCAAAGATTTATACTTAGTTAAAACACAGGATATTATTCATTACCTATTAAATAAAGAAGAATATACTGATGACGATATTATTAGTTGGGAAAAAATCCCATTTGCAGAAAGAAATTATGATGACCTAAAAGCAATAATGGATACAGGATACAAACCTTGTTCTGTTTGGTTTGAGGGAATGGTTAAAAAACTTAAGTACGATAAGAGAAAAGTATCTCAAGAGTTGGAATGCAACTTCTTAGGATCTGGAGATAATGTATTCGATTCAAATATGTTACAAAGAATACGAGAAAATATGTTAAAAGACCCACAAAATAAAATGATGGGTAATTCATTATGGATTTGGAAAGAACCTGAAGTTGGTCACAGGTACATTATGGGTATTGACGTATCTCGTGGAGATAGTGAGGATTTTAGTACAATACAAATTATTGATTTTGAAACAAGAGAACAAGTTTTAGAATATATTGGGAAAATACCCCCTGATACATTAGCTGAGGTGGCATTTAAATGGGCAAATATGTACTCCGCATTTGTGGTGGTTGATATCACCGGTGGTATGGGTATCACAACTGTACGTAAATTACAAGAATTTGATTATAAGAATCTTTATGTGGATGGGGTTGATCAAAATAACATATGGAGATCGGCATCAAAAACTGTTGATAAAATACCGGGTATAAATTTTAACGCGAAACGAGTACAAATTATTGCGGCTTTTGAGGAAGCAATGAGACACGGATTTAGAATGTATAGTTCAAGATTGTATAATGAAATGAACACATTCGTTTATATAAATGGTAGACCTGATCACCAAAAAGGTCACCACGATGATTTAATCATGTCCATTGCCATGGCGTTATACGTGGGGGAATCATCATTTTCAAATTTGGAAAAAGTAACGGAACACACAAAATCAATGATTGAATCTTGGACTGTAACGAGTAATGAATCAGTAAAAGATATTATTAGTTTTAATCCTACAATGCCAAATATTGGTTATGACTCAAGAAGAGATAGTAGTGGTCCAAGTAGAGGTGATTATGAAAAATACGGATGGTTATTTGGGGGAAGATAATATTTATTATTAAAATAAAATGGGATTAAGTTTAAGAAAAAGGTCGGGGAAAATATTTGCGGGATCAAGATTGATTGTTGAGGGTCAGCAAATTCTAACTGCAAAAGTATTTGATCCAAATTTTGATGGAAAAATAGGTTCTTTACCTAACGAGCATAGAGAATCCCCAACTACAACATCCACAACAACAATACCACCAACACCAACTAACACTCCAACTCCTAGTATTACACCAACGATAACACCTACAATAACCGAATCACAAAGAGCGGTTACACCTACACCAACTAACACAAAAACTCCCACACCAACAATAACTCCAACTAATACTATTACACCAACTAAAACATTAACCCCAACCCCAACAATATCTAGAGAACCGGACCCATCTAACACACCTACACCAACTGTAACCCCTACGAATACTAACACAACAACAATAACTCCTACTCCAACTGTAACCCCTACGAATACTAAATAGAACTATTTAGATATTTATCGTTATACTTAAAATTGTAATATGGAAAATAATAATCAAAATCTAACAATTTGGCAAAGGTTATCAAAAACATTTGGTCCTAATTCTTTATTGAATCAGGATTTACCAACATATTCGTTAGATAAAAAAGAACTACTTAAAACCCCAAACAAACAAGAGTACGAAAGAGAAAAGTTACAGGCACAACAATCTTTGTATTTATCAGGTCAATGGGCAAAAATTGAAAATAATCTTTATACTCAGGCGATTTATTATGAACCAACAAGGTTAGCCGCATTTTACGATTATGAATCAATGGAGTTTACACCTGAGATTTCAACAGCGTTAGATATATATGCGGAAGAATCAACAACACCAAATCAGGATGGTTATATTTTACAAATTTATTCCGAATCAAAAAGGGTAAAAGGAATTTTAACAGATTTGTTTAACAATGTGTTAGATATTAATACAAATTTACAGATGTGGACAAGAAATACCTGTAAGTATGGTGATAATTTTGTATATCTAAAATTAGACCCTGAAAAAGGTATTGTTGGGTGTATGCAATTACCCAATATTGAGATAGAACGTTTGGAAAGAGGTATGGCGGCAAAATCAATTAATGCCGAAGTAGACCCAAAACAAAAAGGATTAAGATTCCATTGGAAAGTAAAAGATATGGAATTCAATAGTTGGGAAATCGCCCACTTTAGATTATTAGGTGATGATAGAAAACTTCCTTACGGAACCTCGATGTTGGAGAAAGCAAGGAGAATTTGGAAACAATTATTATTATCGGAAGATGCGATGTTAATTTACAGAACCTCAAGAGCGCCTGAAAGAAGGGTTTTTAAAGTATTTGTAGGTAACATGGATGATAAAGATGTTGAACCATATGTACAACGTGTTGCAAACAAATTTAAACGTGATCAATTTGTAGATAATAAAACAGGTAATGTTGATTTAAGATTCAATCAAATGGCTGTGGATCAAGATTACTTTGTACCTGTTCGTGATGTTACACAAACAATGCCAATCGAAACATTACCGGGAGCGCAAAACTTATCAGAGATTGCCGATATTGAATATATCCAAAAGAAATTAGTTACGGCGTTACGAGTACCAAAAGCATATTTAGGTTTTGAAGAAGTTGTTGGTGATGGTAAAAACTTATCGTTACAGGATATTCGTTTTGCAAGAACAATTAATAAAATACAAAAAGCAATGATTGCAGAAATGAATAAAATTGCAATCATTCACTTATTCATTTTAGGTTTTGAAGATGAATTACAAAACTTCACATTAGGTTTAACAAATCCGTCAAAACAAGCGGATTTATTAATGATTGATGTGTGGAAAGAAAAAGTGTTATTGTATAAAGATTTAGTTTCTGAAATACCAAATACTTTGGCTCCAACCTCAGCAACTTGGGCTAAGAAACATATCTTTGGATTCTCTGATGAAGATATTAAATTAGATACTCAACAACAAAGATTAGAAAGAGCGGTTGCGGCTGAATTAGCGAATACGGCAACAGTTATTACTCATACAGGTATGTTTGATGTTGTAGATAAATTATACAAATCTAAATCAGGATCTACTGAAAATGCACCGGCAGGTGGAACACCTCCATCAGGTGGGGGTGGTGGTGGATCATCATTTGGTGGTGGATCATTACCTGACTTCGGTGGTGGAGAAATAGGTGGTGGGGCAGAGCCTCCATTACCACCATTAGGTGGGGAAGAAGGAGGAGGAGCTCCTGAAGCACCGGCAGCACCACCGGCAGAAGAAGAAACATTACCTGAAGGAAAGAAGAATGACAACTTAAATATTCTATTAGAAAATGACGATATAAATGGCGATAAATACATTGATTTGTCTAAAGGTAGAATTTCTTTAGGGTCAATTGAAAACGAATTGAGCAAATTACTAAGAGATTGATATTTATAATAAAAAAAGATTATGAAATTCGGTAAATTAAAATCAAAAATAGAAAACAGATTAATTGAATCGTATAAAAATGGTACAATTAAAAATGATATGTCAAAATTTAATTCATTAGTATTAAAGAATAAAAATGTGTCTAAACTTTTCTATCTTTATGATGAATTAACAACTAATAAGGGGTTAAATGAATCAATTGCAAACGAGTACATAAATCAGAGTATTACCGCTTACGAAAACTCCATAAATAAAATTTCAACAAAAGATATAAAACCTATAAATGATTGGGTTGAGGGATCTGAATATGGAAATGAATATGACGTAGTTGATGATTTCTTCTCAAAAGGTATTACCAAATTAGAAGAAAAAATTAAAAGTAAAAAAACAATATTAGAAACAATCACAAAATCACCAAAAGAAAATAAAGAAGTTGTTACAATACCATTAAAAACAATGGTGGATATCGCTAATAAAACAATTAGTAATTATGTAAATAACTTAACAGAATCAGATCAGAAAAAATTGAAAAATATTTTATCTTCCAAAGAAGACGAATTAATAGAAAAATATAATTCTTTAAAAGAAAACGTAATCTCAAAATTAGAGAAAATCCAAGAAGAAGAGCAAGATAAAGAAGTAGGTAAAACAATAAATGAAACTATTGAAAAAATTAATGCAGAATCTTTCGATAAGTTAAATTATTTTAAACTACAAGAATTAAGTAATAATCTTTAATCGTTACCTTTAATTTTTTGACGATAAATAGCTTTATTAAGGATTTCTCTATTTTTAACTGATTTTTTAGTAAACTCTCTTCGATCATTTAAATGAGAGTTTTGTCTAGTTTTAATCACCTTACTTTTTAATTCTTTAAGAGCTCTCTCAATACCACCATTTTTAGTTACTTGTACTATTAGCATATTTTATTTTAATATTTTATTTTATATTTGATATATATCACAAAAATAACTATTTTTTCATAAAATAAACATTGCATCATGAAAATTACAAATGAAAAAAGGCAAAACTGCAAAACTGAGTGGATTTAGAAACTCAAAAATTACCTACGGAACCGTGGATTCAAAAAATTTTAAATCTTTATATTTGAATCTCCAAACTTGGGCGGAACCAAAAAAAGAAGTTGAAAATTGGACAAGGCTTGTATTAAATATGAATCGATCAATAAAACATTCAATTTTTAATAATATAGATAAAAAAATGTTTGATGATAAATTTATTGTAGATATGGATTTAAGAACAAGTGGTTTATCATTAAAAAAGAAATCATTTATGAATTTAGAAATTAATATTTATCTTATTGATGAGGTTGATTTCAAAGATTTAAAACTCAAACGTAAATTAAAAGAAATCGTTAAAGGTTTATATAACGATGTACTACACAAGAACGATAATTTTAAATTTTACTTAACAAAAAATGGGAATGTTAAACCAATAAAAGTAAAAACCGAAAAAGTTTAGTATTTATAATAAAAAAATACTATGAGCGGTTATAAAATTTTAGGACCCCAAGAGTCGGGTAAAGGAATTCTTATTGAATACGATGCGGGATATATTAATCCAAATGAGGGTCGTAATTTAGATATTATAAAAGAGTCAAGAAATATGCTTGACCACTCTAAACCATTTGAATTCTATGCTGTGTTACAAAAATATGATACACCAAATAGAAATGGTAGAGTTTATCCTGAGAAAATATTAAAGAGAGAGTCAGAAAACTACAAAAAAATGATTGAAAAGGGAACTGCTCTCTCTGAATTAAATCACCCTGAATCATCATTAATTGATTTAGATCGTGTATCTCATATTATCACTGATGTTTGGTGGGAAGGTCCTGTATTATTAGGTAAAATAAAATTACTTACAAGTCCAGGATTCCACGAAAGAGGTATTGTTTCCACAAAAGGAGATTTGGCGGCAAACTATTTACGTCAAGGAGTTACTTTAGGTATATCTTCTCGTGGTGTGGGATCACTTAAAAAAGTGGGGGATCAAAATGAAGTACAAGACGATTTTGAATTAATTTGTTTTGACCTTGTATCCTCTCCTTCTACACCGGGGGCTTATTTATTCTTAGATAAGAATGACCGATTAAAATATGAAGAAAACTTAGATGAGGAGAAAAAAATGGCAGTAGAAAGAAATGTTGGTGATTCTGGTAACAAATCGCTTGACTTAATGAAAAGATTATCCGATTATTTAGGAAAATAATTATATATGGAACAAGGAGAAAAATATTTTGTGGCAAAGATCACATCAGATTTGTTAGACAACGAATCAGGAAAGGTTAGAAAAGTTAGAGAAGAAAAGTTAGTATTGGGATATACCCCTACTGATGTTGAGGCTAAAGTAACCAAAGTATACGAACATTATACGATGGATTGGAGAATAACTTCAATTACTGAAAGTAAAATTGATGAGGTTATTGACTAATTTTTAAATTAATTAATTTTTTTAAAATGGAGGTATTTTTTAATATCTCCATTTTTTTTTGTCTCAATATTATAAAAATGTGAATTTTTTCAAATAACATACTATTTATATTGTAAAAACAACAAAACTATAATGAGCGAAAAAAAATCATTGGTTGAAGATACTTTCTTACAAATGAAAAATTTGGAAGAAGTTATTAACGAAAACGCAAAAGGAATACTTGCTTCTACAATGAAGGAAGAAATCAGATCATTAGTAAAAGAATCCCTTAACGAACAAGACGACGATGAGGAGATTAATGTAGATGCTGATTTGGATGATACTGATGTATCTGACGATGACGTTGATAATATCGGCGACGAAGACGATGATGATGACCAATTAGACGTTATGGCTATGGGCACAGAATTCGACGACGAAGACGAAGACGATACGATTGATTTGACAGGAGCATCGGCAGAAGACGTATTAAAAGTTTTCAAAGCTATGGGACCTGAAGACGGTGTGATCGTTAAAAAAGAAGATGATATGATACATTTATCTGATGAGAATAACGATGTTGACTATTTTATTCAATTAAGTGAGTCCGAACAAGAATACGATGAAATGGAAATGATGAAAAACGATGAAATCGGAGAAGGATGGATGGAAGAAGAAGATGATGTTACCGAAACTATCTACGAAATCACATTAGATGAAGAAGATGATGACGAAGAAGAAGGTGACGAATATTCTAAACACTTAAAAGGAGAAATGGAAGAGCGTTATCATATGGATCGCAGAGACCCTGAGGACGATGATTTTGAACTAGATATTGATGATGAAACTGATTGGTCACAATTAGAAGAAATGGATGACGAATATGTTGTTGAATCTAAATCTAATTTCAAAGCAAAAGGTGTTGGTATGGGTAATGCATCAAAATTCAAATATGACAAAAAACCAAATCAAGGACAAGGTTTCAAAACAAAAATGAAACAAGGAACCAGAGGAGTTGGTATGGGTAAAGCAAAATTTGAATATAAAGAAGGTGAAAACATGGAAAAAGGTAAAAATACTACCGTAAAAAAAATGGAAACCAAAGAAGCGTCTCGTGCGTTAGGTAATGGTTCTGATTTTAGAAAAGGTGGTTTACCTAAACGAAGAGCACATTCAAAAGCAAACACTGCAATTAGAAAAGAAAGTGTTGAATCAAGAGAATTACAAATTCTTAGAGAAAAAAATGAAGAGTATAGAAACGCATTAAATGTCTTTAGAGATAAATTAAATGAAGTTGCGGTTTTCAATTCAAACTTGGCTTACGCCACTCGTTTGTTTACTGAACATTCA